ACGGTCACAAGGTGCGATGGCAGGTAGTGCTATTGCCGCCGGTGTTGTGGTTCCTGCAGTCTCTAGTATTCCTTATGTAGGTTGGTTGGCGGGTGGATGGGCATTGCTCTTAGGACAGAAGGCAGGTTCGTCACTTGGTTCGCAAGTCGGCAGTGTATTTAATGACTGTTAAAAAAAAATTAGTTGATTGCCGCAAGAGCTTAGAGTAAATATACTCAATGCATAACATGGTTCCCAAATAGACAAAAACTAGTTAAAATACTAATAGCACACAAAACCAAATGAAAGTAGGAATTATTGGGTTGGGTCGTATGGGCGAGGGAATGTCTCGCCGCATGATAAAGGCCGGTATTGAAACCTGGGGTTACAGAAACAATGTAGCAAAAGCAGAAGAGCAATACGAAGCTGGGTATATTAGCGGCTTTACTACTTCGTTAAAGTACCTTGTACAAGCAGTTAAAAGTGATGCTGCCTCACACACTAGCGCCGGAAAAATCCCAGGCATTTTTCAGCTAGTCATTCCTGCAGAACTCGTTGAGGAAACAATTAATGATCTTATACAAGCTGGTTGCAATGAAGGCGATATTATCATTGATCATGGTAATAGCAATTTTAAAGATTCCCGTGAAAGGGCGGAACGACTTGAAAAGCTTGGTATTCAGTATATTGACTGTGGCACTTCTGGTGGAGTTTATGGTCTGGAGCGCGGGTATTGCCTCATGGTCGGCGGTTCAACTCATGCGGTTTCCGTCTGTTCCCCAATTTTTCGAGCACTTGCCCCAGGTCTTGGAGCTGCCACTCGCACAGATCCTTTAGGCCGAGAGACATCTGCAGAAAACGGATGGTTGCACTGTGGTCCCGCAGGAGCCGGCCACTTTGTAAAAATGGTTCATAACGGCATTGAGTACGGAATTATGCAGGCATACGCCGAAGGTTTTAACATTTTAAATGAAGCAAACGCAGGATCAGAATACGTTAAAAAAGGAGACGCTGAGGTTGCACCTATGGCGGATCCTGAGTCCTATTGCTATGATGTTGACGTTAGTGAGGTGGCTGAGCTTTGGCGTCGTGGTAGCGTTGTTGGGAGCTGGTTACTCGATCTTACAGCTGCTGCACTCCGGGAGGATAAAAAACTTGATAGATTTGATGGGGGTGTTAGTGATAGCGGCGAGGGACGCTGGACTGTTCATGCTGCTGTGGATCTTGGGGTTCCTGCTCCTGTCCTTAGTGCCGCATTATTTGAGCGGTTCAACTCTAGAAGATTAGGAACATTTGCTAATAAAGTTCTTAACGGGATGCGATACATGTTTGGAGGCCACAACGTAAGATGACAGATCTTTTTAGGATCAGCAGCGTAGAAGCACCCACTGAAAGTGAAGTAGATAAGTGGGGGTTTACAATTAAACCTTCTATCACAGACAACGAATTAATCCTTAGGTGCCTAAACAATGCTCCTTGCGGATGCGATAAAAAACAAGTAACAAGGTTGATTAAGAGCTACGAGGAAAAAAACTGATGACTTTAGCCAATGTCTTACTTTGGGGAACATTACCCTTTCTATGTGCCACCGCATATTTCGGGTACAGAAAGGGTGAAAATGTCTATTACGAATCCGACAAGTACAAGGGAAATGGAACAGCGCATTAAAATGAGGTACGCTTTTGCAATGTCTTCTTTTGGAAGGATGTTTTTACCGAATAAAATATCTCCTGACATGAAAGCATTGTGCAAAGAATGGGCCGAGAACGTGGAGCTTCAACCTCCTACAAGAGACTTATATGCGGTCGATCGCTATTTCTTAGAACTATGGAAACGCAGATTACAATAATCATTGTTTTTTTATTATTTGGCATTTTTTTATTTATACTATCTGTATTCTCTGACTGATGAAACTATACATTACTTCTCTACTACTAGCTTCCTCCATATTAGTATTTGTGGTGTGGGGCCTTAAAAATGCTTATCCCAGTTAGGTATAAAAATGGGATTATCTAACGTTTCCGATCCGGTATGGAGTGTGAATATAATGGTGGCTTTATGCGTACTAGGTGCAAGCTACGTGATTTACTATATTTTAAAGCTAGCATCAGACGAGCTTAAAGACAGTTGACATATACCTTTTTCTAGTCTAAGATTATATAGTATAAGCTAAAGTGCTATGAATGTATTCGTACTGGATAAAGATCCGGTTAAGGCAGCACAGTATCACTGCGACAAGCACGTCAATAAGATGATTGTTGAACATCTTCAAATGATGAGCATCGTGGCGGTTGTTAATGACCTTGATCCTGCAAAACGAACCAACGGAGAATTTTACAAGACAAAGATGTTTAGGAAGCATCCTTGTACACTTTGGATGGGTAAGTCGTTTGGAAACTGGGCTTTTGCCTACCATTTGACAGAGGCATTGTGCTCTGAGTTTGAGAAACGATTTGGACATCCGCACGGAGGCAAAGATAGTCTTAAGTCTTTACTCAAGACCCGCATTGCTCTGTCTAAAAAGCTCCCCCACGATATGACGGAATTCGCTCAAGCTATGCCAGATGAGTGTAAAATAGAAGGCGATGCTGTAGCGGCTTACCGTAAGTATTATTGTATGCATAAACATGAATTTGCCACTTGGAAAACTGAAACCCCACATTGGTGGTCACCTATTATTACCGCAGAGGGATAAGTACTGCGTTATTGGAGATTTACATGGAAGAATCGACACTCTAGAAAAAATTGTAAATAAGTCTCCTGAGTATCACTACATACTAATAGGAGACGTAATTCATCACAAACCTTTCTTTAAGAAGACAAAGAAAACTTCTCCTGTAAGAATGCTTCAGTACGTTATAAATAAGAGCATGCAGGGAAAAATAACTTTGTTGCTAGGAAACAACGAGAATTATATTTTAGAGAATTTAGTTACTCCAGAAGAAAAAATTATTAAAAAAGAAACAAAATATACCTTAAGGTCCCTTAAAGATTTAAATTTTAACGATAGACTAGACATCATTTCTTGGCTAGCAAGATGCCCTCTTACGGCAACAGTACAAGCAAACAACAAAAAATATAGGCTGGGCCACGCGCTATACTCAGAAGAGATTACAAAATTAAATAGAAACAGTATTCTTTCAGGCCCAGGCTTTCCTTGGTGGAAAGATAATCTTGAAAACTATTGTACGCACAAGGATGATATCTATATATTCGGGCACTACGGCTATCCGTACATACGCAAGAACTTGCGAATAATCGACGCCACTAACTTCGAGGGAGTAGGGATGTACTATATTGACCGTGAAGAGTTTTTAATTCAGTATTGACAAAAAGCTTTGTATGGTCTATAATAGTAAAAACTACTCAGCAACCTATGTCTAAGCTTAATGCTCTGGGATACGCAGTTCTCTCAGACAAAATGAACAGGCAGGTTTTTGGTAATGTAGACACGACGCCAGTAAGACAAGATACCGTCAAAAGCATCAAGTCTTCTATGGAGAACTTCGGTGTAACTTTTCCCATCGAAAACCCAAAAGAGTTTTTCATGGAAGATTTCAAACTTCCGGGGTTAAAAGGAGATAATATTAAAGAGCACTTTGAAAATATCTCTAAAGCTCTTGTATCGGACCAAATCAAAATCATGAAAGATTTTGCTTACTCTGAGCTACCTAAAAAGCCTGATACAGAATATATCGTTAACACGCCGGGATGGACCAAGTATACCCCGACTAAAACTGGATTTAAAACTACTCATCCAGAAGAAATCGAAGAAGCCATTGCTGTCTTTGACTGCGAGACCTTTGTTAAAGGATCTGACTTCTCTCATCCCATCCTTGCCACTGCAGTCACCGATACTGCTTACTATATCTGGATGCACGAGTGCTACGTAGATCCTTCTATCGAGTATTACACCACTCTTGTCCCTGTAGGTAAGGATAAGATCTTCATCGCTCATAACGTTGCTTATGACCGAGCTCGTTGTGAAGAATCTTACGATATCACCAAGAAGAATTATTGGTTTGATACCATGTCTGCTCATATTAACGTGAGTGGACTGGCTTCTGGGCAGAGATGGTGGTACGTACAAAAAGCAACTAAAAAATCTAGTTATAAAGCTGATCCTATCTGGGCGGATAAAGGATCACTTAATAGTCTTGTTGATTGCTATAACTTTCATTGTCGGCCGATGAAGCGTTTGGAGCCGGCAGATAAAAAGATTAGAGACGTGTTTGTAGTTAGCGAAACCATGGAGCAAATTTGTGAGCTCCATGAAGATTTGACTCAATACGCTCTTAAAGACGCAGAGATTACTCAAGAGCTCTTCTCTATTGTCATTCTTAAATACCTTCAGAACAATCCGTCTCTAACTACTCTACTTGGGCACTTTGGAATCTCTTCGGCTTTCCTTCCTGTTGTAGATGACTGGGCTGAGTGGTTTGAAGGCTGCGAGAAAATTTGGAGAGACTCCATCTCTAGACAGGAAGAGATTCTAGGAGAGATGGCTCAAGAGATCTATAACGCCTGGAACCAAGGAGAGATTGATGCAGATTCGGATCCTTGGCTATCTCAGATGGATTGGGAGTGTAACTTCAAACTCACAAAAGCTGGGAAGCCCTCTTCTAAGTGGTACGGAATCCCCAAGTGGCTGAGAAGCGTTTCAGAGATCCAAAAAACCGAAGAAGGTAATAAACTTGTTATCGGTGGTATCTCTACTAAGAATCGTCTATCTCACTTCTTACTTCGTCTTAAGTGGGATGATAAGCCTATGACCTATTTCTCTGATAGAGGCTGGTGCTTCTTTAGCAAAGATATAGGAGAGTACGTTAGGCTCCCCCACCCTAAAGGAGAAGGCGAGAATGTCGGAGGAGTATTGTCAAAGGACTACAACGACGATTTTGAGTCCGGGATGCTTAGCTCTGATCTCCCTCAAGCTAAAGAACTAATTAAGCTTGCAATTAACGTATCCTATTGGACATCGGTTAGAAGCCGAGTTCGTGAACAAAATGTCGCTAAAGTCAAAAATCCTCTCGGTAAAGAATTCAATCTTATTGTTCCAGCATCAGTCCCTCACAATACTTCTACTAATCGTGCTGGAGAAAATCTCTGGCTCACCGTTCCTGATCCAAAGTATGATAAAATTGGATCCGAGATCAAAACCCGAGTACAAGCTCCTGATGGTTGGGTTTTTGTTGAATCAGATTTTGATGCCCAAGAAGCTGTTGTTGCTTCCATCTTTGCTGATTCCTATTACAAAGTGGCTGGGTCAACTCAGTACTCGCATGCCATTCTTGCAGGGTCAAAAGACAACGGAACTGACATGCACTCGATGACCGCCAGGGCGATTGGGATCTCCAGAGCAGTTGCTAAAGGATGTAACTACGGAATGCTTTATGGATGCGGAGCTAAGACCTTGGCTAACACTATCCGTAAAGGAAACAAATCCATCTCTATGAAACAAGCCGTAGACATGGGTAAGAAACTCATCGAGATTAAGAAAGGCCGGAAAGCTTATCGAGGAATGAGAGAACTAATCGGTGGATCTGACTCTTATGCCTACAATGAAATGGCTAAGATCGCCTGTGAAAAGACGCCTATTAATCCTCTAAGTGGCACAAAAATGTCAACTGCCTTCCGTCCATCATCAGTTGGCGACGACTTCTGGACAATGAGAAATAACTGGTGTATTCAATCCACGGGTAGTGCAATGCTTCATGCATTCATGGCAGCTATGGAATGGCTTATCAAAGACCACAAACTCAATGCTAAGTTCAATATGTCAGTACATGACAGTATTCTGTATATGTGTCCAAAGGAAGAAGCAGAAAGACTTGCAGCTTTATTCCAAGTTGCCCATGCCTGGTGTTGGGCTTGGATGCGGTATAATTATGAGATCTATGAGCTTCCTGTAGCAAACGCATGGCTCTCATCTATCGAAATCGATCACATTTTCCGCAAAGCTGCCGACTCTAGCACTAATACTGTATCTCAACAAAAGAAAGAAAATGATGGACACTCAGTTACAATTAAAGACCTCATCCCCGTCTTTGAAGACCTTTGACGAAATAAACAAATATTTTAAGCTCAAGTACGGGCTTTCTCTTTTTATGCAAGAGGAGCCTTATTTAATGAGCGGCAAAAAACCTCAATACTGGGTGGGGATAAATAGCACAGAGATTGCTCTATTAAAAGCTAATGGTGACTTTACAACAAAGTACCCTAAAAAAGCAAACATGACAAAAAACGCAGGGCACCGATGCATTACACTCAATACTCTGCGTAATAATATTCAGAAAGATAAGATGTTATTTATGAGAACTTAGTCAGGTCGAAAATATTCTGTGTCTGGATTAAATTTTGTTTTTTGAACTGCAGATGTTAAAGGATCTTGATTTGCAATAGTTCCTGCTTCATTTCTCCACAGCCCGAAGTCTACATCTAGCTTAAACCACGGTGGTAAATCTGTTTTTCTATCTTTATCGCATTTCCAAACGTTAGATAAAGGTCCAGAAGCAGTTAAAGAATCTTTTACGGTAGCGACTCCTTGGGAATCGTAAGTAATCGCTTTTTCTGGAATGAACTTATAAGTTGCAGTACCATCTAAATCGCTTCCGCAAGTTAGCTCCAATCTATCTCCTAAGTATCTCTTGCAAGTTCGAGAGTCCTCTACAATAAAGCTTTCGGTGCTCTCAGGACCTGTTATTCTAGTCCAAACTGCGAGCCCTGTATTTTCTCCAGAAGGAGTGAGTAAGCATTTTCTTTTCGGCAAGAAATCCTCAATGGATATGGGATCAAATGCAGCACAAGGCTGGCTATAAAATCTACCGTCTGATATAGTAACAGTTACTGAATAGCTCTGTTCGTATATAAATTGAGAAGCATCTGTTACTTGTACAAACCTTTCCCCTTCTAATTCAAATCCGGTAGCGAACTCTAACCCAGGAACTTCAGGCACCCACCCTGTAACTGCGTCAGCAATAAGATCTAACAAAGGTAGTGAAAAGCTATGCCCTTCTCTTTGAGTTTGCTTTTGAACTAGTGTGACGGTGTAGGTCATTTTCCTAGAACGAATTGTAGGAATGTACGCTCCGCCACCCATCTCATTTGCTGTGTTTGCAGAAACAAAGCTAACAATTATCATGGCTTGCTCTGCAACCCTTCCCGATTGATCTAATTCTTCAGCTAAGCGAAGTACAACAGCGCTTTGCCCCAAGGTAGAATGAACTCTACGATGGAGTTGATTTTCAATTTCTAAAAGCATCAGAACTCACCGCCAGATAGAAAATCTGTAAGCACCCATTTTCCTTTAGTGTTATCATACACCAAAAAATCACCTTTTTTAACATCTCTAGAAAACTCCACGTTTACAAGATCCTGTAATTTTCTTGTAGATTCAAGCTCTATAATATATTGACGAAGAGCATCAGCGTCTTCTTTGTATTTTGTGCCATCAGGAAAAACAGCACTTTTAAGGCCGGTTCTATACCCGTAGCAGTTTCCGGCGTCGTTATTTGTTAGATAAAATGCTCCGCCTCCAGCATTTGTTGGATAAAATGGATTGTATCCTTTATATGAGTTAGTGGCCATTAGAACGTATCGTTAGTAGTTAATCCGCCATAGTTATCGAACTCACCGTCGGCGGAAGCGGTGTCATTATTTGCAACTAAGCCATCTCCTTCTGCAGGACTTGTGGCTTGGTCTGTATTTGTAAAACTAGAAAGACCTCTTGTAGACTCAAGAGCATCTACGAGCTCATTCATTTCATATGCGCTGTCTGGAATAACTTCTTTAACCCCTTGGGTTTCTAAAGCAAGGCCTTTATCTGAGTTTCTGTTGAGTACAACAGCTTCTCTGTTTGCAAACGGGAATCCACGGTCGTTACTTCCTTCGCGAAGTACCCACTTATTAAGAGAAGGATCGGTGAAGCTTCTTCCTCTCTGATAGGAGCTCTTTGTCATCGAGCAACCAGATCTCCAGTAAGCATAAGCTTCTTGCCATTTAAACCCAGTACTTGGGCTGCCTTTAGCGGCCCACATCTCTAGTTGCTGGAGGGCTTTTTCTGACGCCTCTTGGACTTGAGTACGTGGTCTTAATACATCTAGATAGTACCTAGCAATTGTTGCTTGAGTTCTTCTATAAGAACCGGCAATTAAGACTTTTCCTTGCGGTGGGGCGCTATCTATATAGTTGTTAATTAGCTGACCTGCGTCATTTAAGGCTAATTGAATCTTAGTAACATCAATATTATTTCCAGTTGGATCTTCAATGTTAGATAGCTCTATAGCTTCTTGAAAACCAAACACAGAAATAAAATAATCCACTGTGGCGGGCGAGCAATTATTCGCGGCTCCGTGTATATCTCTAGGTGGTTGAGGACCTGACATAGATCATATTTTCTTCTGTTTTACTTTAAACAAAAAGGGCCGACCCGAAGGCCAGCCGCTTGTTAGGTTTTTTGATTATATATCAAGCAACAACGTTGGTGAAGATAGCGCCAGCGCCAACTTTACCACTTTCGCCCATGCCGACTAGCTCGAAGGAACGCTCGACAAGGATGTCACCGGTGAATACACGGCGCTCGATGTTGAAACGCTCAGGAGTAGCAATAGGATAACCAGCAAGAGTGTAGGTGTATCCGAAAGCAGGGTTACCGTAGTTTGCATCCAGAGCAGGAGCGAAACCGTCGGTAGCACCAGAAGGCTGGTAGAAGAGAATGGCTACGTTGTTGTAGATGTTCTCAAGAGCACCAGTGGACTGGTTAAGCTTGAGACGACGTGCAACACGAATCTCGTCAAGACCAAAGATGTTAGCGAGGGAAGCCTCGTTAACAAGGATACCGCGCTGCATGAAGTCACGGATTCTCTTGTTGCGCTTCAGGGCGTTGAAAGCGTCAGGTGAGATAACCATCTTATTAGGATAGGTACCGATCTGAGCGCGAACAGCTTCTTTAGCGTTGTCGATTAGAACTTCGACGTCAGAAGTGGCCTGGTTGAACTGGTCAGCACCAGAGTTGAGAGTTGCGAGGTCGAATGCGCAAGAAGTTTCATACGAAGCAGAGGCCGTAACGGCGTCAGCAACGGTGATCTCCCAGGACTGCATAAGACGATTTGCAGCGTCCTTAGCAGCGTACTGACGAAGGTCAAGCTGAGCAGCGCCATTCTTGGCTTCTGCTGCGATTTCCTCAGCAATCTCCCAGCTGATCGCTTCTTGACGGAGCGAGAAGCTTCTGGTTCCGAACTCGTTTTGGATCTTCTGGATGTTAGATCCTGGAGCACGGAGGAAGTTCTGAGCGGCAAAGGCTTCCTTGCCAAATACCAACGTACGGCCGGCGCGAGTATTCATAGATACCGCGGGACCGAAGAATGTAGCTACGCCTTCGGCATTTTTATAGCCTTGGGCGAGTTGCGTAAGAATAGGGTCAATTACGCGTACCTGATCTAGGTTCATCATGATTAGTTTTCTCCTTTAGTATCTATCAAGCTGCGCCAGCTTGCTGAAGCTTAACGCGAATGTATCTTCCAGTAACGCCATTGGCTGCAACATCAAGTGCGCGGCCAAGAATCAAGTTACCAGAGGCAGCTTTGTAAGCTTTGCCATCTGTACCTGAAGCAGCAACGGCGTCATCAAGGGCGATGTCACCAGTAGCTCCGTCAAGAACCTCAACAATGACGATACCCTCAGTAACAATGGAGAGAAGACCCTGATAAGGGAATACTCCAGGCTTAGCTGGGGTCGTAGAAGGATTAAGTTGTCCTTCATATACGGCGTTAGTGCCGTCTTCAACTTGATAGCCCTTGGCGGTGAGTTCACCTTGTCCAGGAGCATCATAAACAGAAACACCGGCGGCGTAAGCGCCTACACCGGCATAAGCACCAGAGCGAGTTACGAATCGGTGAGCTTCAATAGAAGCACTAGTGGATACGGTCTCGACATACTGGTGGTCAAAAGACATATAGCGTGGGTCAGTTGCCATTAGTAATTACCTCAGTTATTGTTTTCAATGACAAACTTAACAGCAGTTAAGTAGTCGCATTCGTTCTCTTCTGCATAAGATAATGCATCGGCGTGAACGTTAGCCGTGTTTGGATCGTAAGCGTATCCAGAAGCATTAGGCTCAACCGACTTCGACTTTTTAGGAGCCGATGCTGGTGTTGCAAATTCTTCAAATGAAACCATAGAAGGTAGGGAATCAAGAACTCCACGCATGAAGTCAAATTGAGATGCCTTACCGGTTTCAGAGAAATTCACAGAGTTCTTATGATTAAGAGTCTCCATGAAACGAACAAGGTCACCCTTAGGTACAACTTGTTCCGTAAGCTTGCCAGACTCATAGAGTCCTTCAGCAAACGAAGAAATTTCTTTCTCGCGAGCTAGCTTTTTTTGCTTATTAAGCTCTTCCTCGAGTTCGGCTACACGAGCGTTGAGGTTGTCAACACTCTGATCTCCAATGGCGGATTCGCCATGGTCTAGAGATTCGGTAGCCACAGGTGCAGCTTCTTCAGCGTGGTCGGCTGACTCTTCTTTCTTTACTTCTTTAACCTTTTCGGACATGTCAGTTTTCTTTTCTTCGTCTTCGTCCTCTTCTTTCTCATCCTCGGCCATATCAGCCTTGGCCTTAGTCTCTTCTTCTTTCTCTTTCTTTTCCTCTTCTTTTTCAGAAGTTTCTTCAGCATTATCAACTACCTCTTCGGCGTTGTCACTGACTTCTTCTTTCTTCTCTTCGTCGTCTCCTTCCTCTTTACCCTCTTTCTCTTCCATGTGCTTTTTAAGGCCTTCGGGCATTTCGCCGTAGGACATATCTTTCTCCATCATGGAGGTTGCTTGTTTCTTGAGAGCCAATGCTTGGAAGAGCTCGTCTTCGTCGTATTCGGCAGCTAGAGAGGCAATTTTCTTATCGTCATTTTCCATCTCGCCAGAAATATCTTCCGCGCCGTCCTCTTTAGCAGGCTCTTCGCCTTCTCCCTCGGAATCCATCTCTTCTTCACCGCCTTCTTCAGCAGGTGCTTCTCCCTCTTCTTCAGGAGCCTCAGGTGCCTCTTCACCACCCTCGTCCTCTAGACCCATGTCGTCGCCTTCACCTTCACCTTCAAGGGCTTCAGCATCGGCTTCAGGGGCCATTTCTTCATCTGTTTCTTCGTCAGCGGCGTACTCCATCTTGTAGTCGGCTGGAGCGCCTGTTTCATCGACCTGGTTACCAGAGTCGTCATATACAGAAGGCTTACCGCCTCCTATGTTGATATTGACGGTCATTCCACCCTCAGCATGATCAACACTCTGATCTACTGAGACCTCCTGAACCTCGTCAGCAGTTTTTCTTTTTCTAGTCATAGTAGAGTTGTTTGTTTCTAAGGCTTCTTTAAACGAAATAACGGTTTCTCCCTCTTCAGGAGCTAAATTGATAATTTTTTCGTCGTTAAATTCACCTTCGGAAAAAGCAGTGAGTCCCTTTACGGCGGGAATCGAAACTAATCCAAGATGGCGGAGCGCCAATTTTCCAGGGTGCGGATTTGTTTCCGCGTCTGGCAAGTAGAAAGAACTACTTACTTTCTTGAACACTCCATCTTTAATCAGTTTTTCAGCCTTAGGGGTAAGTTCGACGTTACCCCATAATGCTTTACCTTTTCTCCAAAGATTTTTTACCCACCCTAACGCAGGTGTAGAGTCCGTTTGATCATGCCCAATAATTAACGGAGCTTCATGTTGGCTAGGGACGTAAGTACCGACCACCTGGTCCAAATCCTCCTCAGTGAACATCATTTTTTGCCCGGCGGAACTGATCTGAGGACCAGCCCTGAACATTTCGATGTGCACGGCCTTTTTGGGCTGTTGAGAAGAAAGTGGCTCTTCAGCGTTTAAAATTTGCTCCTTATTATTAGACATTTTTAATTATTAGACCGTAGTTGCGTTAAGTAAGTAATCGAATCTGTCAACATTTCTAGAGAAGGTATCTTGTACCTGAGCAACCTGACCAGCAGGTGTTCTTACAACGGTAACAACAAGACGCTCAAGAGTTGGCGAAGTAGCCACATAAGCATCGAGTCTTAACGTTCCATTTTCTAGATCACTAACAGCGTTATTAGCATCAGAACAAACAACTAAGTAAGCTTGTTCTGGTCTAGCTCCAAAGAGTGCACCTTGGCGATAGAGTTGTCCCATTACCTGAGAGGCAATAGACTTGGCCCTAGCGTAAAGTGTACCAGCAGAGTCAATTTGCTCAAAGAGAACATCATCAAAGCTTCTTGCAAGTACGTCAAGAAGTACGTTTAGAATCGCACGTGTGTTGACAAACTTAAAGAGTGCATTGGAGCTCATTGTACGAGCACCCCAAGCAACAATTCCTCTATTAGGAAGGCTCCTAATTGGATTGAGGCCTAAAGGATAAGTAACTTCTTGTTGCTGAGCCGTGATATCAAAGCGGAGGCCAGTGGCTCCTCTTAGTGGATATCTTGCTCCTGCAGGTGCTTGCTGGAAGCCTTCGTTCACATAACGAGAACAGGCAATACCGGCAATAAAGCTACTAGGCGGTACAAAACGTCCGCTTGAGTTTTTAATATAAGGAGCGTAGAAAGCACCGTGACCAAAAGGTACGCCGGCGGTTCCTTTAACAAAGGCAAGCTCATCTTGCACTTCGCTAAGGCTGAGTTCATCAGCTCCGCAATCAATAAGAGCAATATGCTGAGTTCCAGAAATACCCTCAACTTCTCCAAGCTTACCTTCGGCAGCTCTGAGCAATGATTGGGTAACTTTTACTCTTTCTTCACGAGCTTGAGTTTTAGTCATTCCGCCTACAGTGGCTTTGAATGAACCAAACGCTTCAGGTGCAAGTAAGAATCCGGGGCGATAATCGCCTGATCCCATACCTTGCTCAATAGCGTACACAAAGTCTTGAGAGCGCGCTTTCGCCGAGAGTTTGTAGTTAACAAAGTCAGCCGCTTCGCTCAAAGAGTTAACTCTTGAAACGTTAGAATCCTTTTTGCCGTAGCGGTCAAGACCAGCAACAACAGGGGAAGGAATACCATTTTTAGATGTAATCTTTACCTTAAGAACATAATCGTGACGATAGAAACCGTTAGCGATGGAGCTGTCAAGATAAACTACAGTAGAAGAAGTGGTAAACGTAGGAGCAACTTCGACTTCAAACTGATCATCACGAGTAACAGCAGAGTCAACTTTAAAGCGATAGCCGTTGATTACAACGTAAGATCCTTCATAAATTTCTTCCGTGAACTTAGTAGATACTGTGCTAAAAGCAGATCCAGAAGCCGTATCTTCAGCAGGGTTACGAACGACGGCGTTGGTGTCAGAAGTGACTCCTACAACCTCGTAAGTTTTAGCTCCGATAAGAACTCTGTATCCAGCGGCAAGAACACTATTAAAGTTAGTACCGGATCCAATTAAGGAACCATTAGCCTCAAGATTTAAAGTTCCCGTCTGTGAAGATGTCGCGCCTTGGATAGTTGTAGAACCAGAGGTAACTGCAACGGTTCCTGTAAGTGCTTTTCCGTCGTTTGAAGGACGAAGCGCCGGAGCACCTGTTACACTTAAGCTAGCACCAATTGCTTCTCCGTTATTAGGAGCGTATCCACCTATTCCAAGAGATGTCTCGTAGTCTTCTACAACTGACTCAACATTATAATAAGCTTCTAGCTCTTTCTCTTCAAGAATTTCTCTAATAGAAGAGGAAACGCTATCCGTAAGCTCGGCAGGAGTAGCACCGTTAGCGATGATTACTCTGTTTTCTCCAGCAATGTTAACGTAGAAAGATTGAATAGTGTCAGGGACATATCCGAGTCTGTTTACGTTGCCACCAACAGAAGTAATTGTTCCCTGTGGGATTTTAGTAAGACCTGTTCCATCAGCACCAGGAGTAAAGGCAGAGCCAGAAGCATCCCACTGATAGTAAGCAGCAGCAGCATCAGCCCAACGAACATGGTCATCTTTTCCGACTCTTTCGTCAGTTGAAACAGCGACGATCTTATCGTCAGGGATCGCAGAAGCAGAAGCATATACTTCTTGGTCAACCAGGAAGTCCTCGATTGCTTGCTGGTTATCAGCAGCAACTGAAGGGTCATAAGCAAGTCTGCGAACTGTAACTACAGATGTTAAGTCGTTGCTGGTAAATGTAAGAGCCGCATTTGATCCATTATTAATAATAAAGGTGTCAGTGCCAACATCTACACTTAATACTGTATATACTGTGCTATAGAAGATATTTCCAGTAGGAAGTTCACCAGCTGCTCCTTCAAATGCGATCTTGTCGCCTGCAGCAAGAGCCACACCGCCGATCTTAAGATCATCGATGTCTGCAACTTTTACCGCTCCGGTAGAGGCAGTAAAGGCGGCCGAAGGATCCGTTTTAACGGTCTTAGAAGTTTCTCCTAAGAAGTTTCCGATCGCGGCACCAGATACAAAAAGGATAGGCTCTTGTGTAGATACGTCTCTAGAAACACAACGGAAGTTGAGTTCTTTAACGGGGACATAACGACTAACAACACCTGCGTCTGTAGGAGATGCATAGGCGGTATCAGAGATCTGATAGCCTTTAAAGCTTTGAATGGTTGGAATTACGCGAGAGTCTTTAGAATAAATTCTAAAAGTTGCGTTCGATGCTTCTACTTCGTCTTGCTCAATCTTATAGAACGTGTTAAAATCAGGATCAGTTTTGCCAAGGTAGCCGACGATATCAAAGGCGTTGTCGTCAGCATCAAGAGCTGTAGTTGTGATCACTTTAATAGCAACACCGTCCGAGTCGTTAACACCTAAGGACTTATCCCCAAAGTAACGATCGCCGATCTTTAAAGCAAAAAGATTCCAACCAGCGCCTTTATTTACAACAACCTTCGACTCGGGTGTTGGGGTTACGCGGGTATAGTAGAGGATTCCGTTCACACCCACGTTTTCAAAGAATGACTTTACGGAATCGTAAGAGATCATTGATTGCGGGTTGGTTGAAGCAGATGGCGTACCGCCTGCTCTTTGAACAAAATCTTCTAATGAACCAATCTGTGTTGGTTGATATGGTGGGAGAGCTGAATACTCGTCAACGGGATTTGTATCATATGGGTCTACGGGAGTAGATCCAAAGATATAACCAATAGCATGAGAAGCTATGGGTTGAGGTAATCCACCAGTCGATGACTGAGTAACAAACACTCCAGGACGCTGAATAGCGCCTACATTAATGTTTACAGGATTAGCCATAAAATAATTCTTTACAAAGTAAGAGGCCTTTCAGAAGACCTTTAAACAAACAGTCTTTTTTAATCTTTAATCTTCTGTACTATTTCTATACAGTTCAAAAAGGTTATTCATTAGCCAGTCTGGGCAGCTTTCAGACCCGCATTTTTGGATATCTAATATTTTTAAAGCTTTTCTCATTATTTTATTAAAATCTACGTCTGTTACATGGTAAGAGCAAACTAGCACGAACTCTTTTAGCCTAATTTGATCTTGCTGAGTGGCTATCGAGCAAAGAATAAGGATAAGTTTTAGGCGAAGTTCATCGGTCATTTATTTTTGGGGTTTCTTCATTTCAGCAATTGCATTTTGATGTACTTGAATCATCGCCATTACTTTTGTCATTGGTTGTGATTCAAAAAATTTCAGCGCGACAAAAGAATTATTTTGTAGAGCGTAACAAACTTCTAACCACTTAAATTTAGGCATATAATTACAAAGTATTTCTTCTGTAACTATATCAAATACTTCCCTTATTACTCTTAACGTAAGCTTACTGATTCGTACATCAGATACGTTTACAAGCTCCAAAATACTTATAATTTCCTCTACAGATAGAGTCTTACCTTCTTGAAAAAATCTTTCTAAGTATTCTAGGTCTTCCCCCGTGATATCTCTAAATGAGAGTGACTTTTTATTTTTATCGGTTATTAAAATCGTATAATTGTGCTCTCTACTCAGAGAGTATTTATTGTTCATCACCACCTAATAAGGTGTTCAATGCCTCACCGATCTTCTTAAGATGCCGCGCAGTTAATTTTTTTGCATCTTTTAAAGAGAGCCTTTTGCCGCCGTTTTGAGGATAATGAAGAACACAAATTGTCTGAAGAGTCGCTTCAATTTCACTAATTTTCTCGTTACTATTAATTTCAGAAATATTAATAAGGTCGTCAGCGCATGGCTCTTTTAGATAAAGATACTTCCCTTGAGATATCTCTACAGGGATTATTTCTGGTTCGCCGAAATCAAAATTTTCAAAGCTACTTTCTTGATCCTCTTCTACTCCTGGCCGAGACATTTTGCTAGAAGGCATGGTTTGTGATTATATATACGTAACTTTCTTTAAACCTTAATTTTGATTTTTTGTTTAAAGACATCTTAGAAGAGATAAGATATGGCAATAAATTCTTCAAGCTCTCCGTACGGGCACTGGACCGAATCTCGTACAAATTCAGACTATAGAGCAAGACCTACTCAAAACAATGACTATGTCAAACAAGCACTAGCTCAAGAAAGATACTTAAGAAGCTCTAACAGAGTCAATCAAGGCCCTCAGTACAACACACGAAGAATAATGGCACAAAACACAGGACAAAATCCTCACGTATACGGCTCAGAAGACATGTGGGGATGGCAAAACTGGACAGAAAAAGCTAAAACAAAAAATGCCTCGACTCTTGCTCCAGGACTTTACGAAGTAAGTCCAACGGGAGACGCTCCTGGTACTCAGTACCCGGGGCCTTCTAGAGTGCAAGGTTGGGCTGGGTGCTCAAGTTGCAAGAGAAGAAGAATATGACTACTAGAAAAGCAAGGCTAAGCAAGCTGACTAAAGACGAAACTCCGTCAAAAATCCCTCAAGAAGAGCTCGAGAACTTTTTTACGGACCCCGAGCCGAGTGAGGTTGAAGAAAAACCCGCAGAGAAGAGGAGGGTTCGGCCATTTAAAACCGGTAAAGTTTTTTTAGGTGAAGAGGACATGCGACATTTTGAGGCGTATAAAAAGTACCTAAAAGAAGAACAAGGTATTAAAGATATCAAACATAAGCCTATTTAATGATATAATATAGTCAGATATACTAAGACTATGAAACCAGAAATAAAAGAAGCATATATGAAAACAGCTGAACTTTTTGCCCAGGTTTCAAATTGTACTAAATTAAAAGTAGGAGCAATTGTGGTTAAAAACGGAAGTATCTTGGCGCATGGCTGGAACGGTACACCGTCTGGTTTTCACACCAATTGCTGCGAACTAGAAGATGGCAGTACAAATCCCTTTGTTCTCCACGCCGAACAGAATGCTCTTATAAAAATGGCCAAGTCTTCAGAATCAATTGATAAGTCCGAGCTATTTTGCACTCACAGTCCTTGTCCAGATTGCTCTAAAATGATTGCACAAAGCGGTATTAAAACTGTATACTATAGAAATGAGTACCGTATTGGAGATGGTATAAACGTACTAAGAAAATTAGGCGTTAACGTAGAAAAAATGTAATGTTTGAAAGTCCTCAAGATCGAAAAAAGATAAAATCTATTTTTGAAAATCTTTCTCGTGATGAGAAAGAGCTTACTCCTATGTTCAAAAAGATCGCTCAAGATGGAGGTCCTATTGCTTTGTATGTTGCGACTAAAGACAATAGCGATATTACTTGGATGTTCGATAAAGATGATATTAGCGAAATGCTTGGAGGTAAAGATACTCTGGACAGCATAACAGATCAGCTCCTACCTACTGAAAAAGACAAGGAAGAAGGAATAATATTTATTATATTTAAAAAAATAGGACCTCTATACTCCGTAAGACTAGAAAGAGCAATTCTCCAAGAAACTTTTGCCTAAGCAAAAGCCGTGATTATTTCATTAACTTTGCTTATTAAGTCTTTAATTTGGGGTACTATTTTATTTAAGTCTGTTATATTTTCTGAAACCTGACTAACTCTTAGTCTGAGATCTTCGGCTCCTCCGTCTCCAAGGTCAGAATCTGGAATAGTAACAGTTTCTCCTTCTAAGAAGTTTGCCCCGGTGTCATCTATAGAGGTTATAGAAGCTAGGCCATTTACATCTACAGATATTGTTAAATCTAAATTAGATCCGTTGCTTCCAGATAAATTATCTATATCGTAAGTACCAGCGGTCCTACTAGTATTAGCAGATGAAAGAACCGAGATAGAAACAACGCTACCGAAGCTATTAAACGCTGATAGCGCAAGACTATTTACTTTTCTAACTCGCTTGTAGATATCTTCGATAGAATCAGCGTTTACTTGGTTTTTATTTGATAGAGCGGCCTGCTCAGCAATTACTTCTGTCAAACTAATCTCTACTGCGGTTAAATCGTCAATTCTAGAAAGTTTGGAGTCTACCTGGTCAGATCTAGAATCAAAGCTATTTGCGATAGTGGAAACGGAGTCTTCTAATAACTCGAAAGCGTTTTCTAAATTTGTAATAGAAGAGGAAGAAGCATCTGCCAATGCTGCTTGCGCAGAGGCAATTGCTGTAGAAAATATTTTTAAGTCTCTGATCCCAGCATAAGTCCTATTTGCGAATCTGACGTTTACCGCTCCCTGGTCCGTTGTTGGGTCAACAACTTCACATAAAGAAGTGCCAAGCATTAGCCCACTTTTTGTGCCTGACCCATCTTCTACAAATAGAGTGGAGTCAGAAAGTAGCCCATCTTGAGAAAGCACTTCTCCTGTGCTGGCCAATTCTTGCCTGGAGACATTTAACAATCCTCCGGCGTAATCTTCAATAAATCTAGATCGAAGGTCTGCCATAGTGCTGATTAATTTGCGTTTCTTTAATATTCTTAGGGAAGAATGCGTACATTTGTATCGGTATTATACTCGTAGGAGGGGGATTATCCCATAAAACAAGCCAGTTATTAGTGACTAATAATCTTATTTTAGAAGCAATCCTAGTATTCCCCCAGTTGATATCATTTCCACGTAGATCTATCATAGTGGAATAATTCTTTCTAAAGGGTGGAACGGTTCCGGGTATAATATTTGAAGAAGATGTTAGCGTGGGCGTAAAAGAAAATAGCGCCCTCTCCATAGCTTCTTCTGTAAGTCTACAGTTCTTTAAACTTAATACTTTGATATTTTTAGAGTATCCCAAATTAATTACTTCTAAGCTTAAGCAATCATTTAAATTTAAAACTTCTAAATTTTCTAGCTCTGTCGCCACAAAAGATTTTAAATCAGAGTTTCCTTCTAAATTTAAATTTTTTAAATAGCTCCTTTTTAAGTTAAAATTAGCATAGAGCAAAGAGTTTCTTTGTAAATTCATCACCTCTATTTTGGGATCTACACTGTACGTGCTCTCTTCTTCTATCCACAAGTCATCCCAAGTTAAAATATTTTGGTTTGTAAGCTTAAATTCTTTAATTGGTTGTGGAGAATTTGTGTCTATGGATACTACCATAGAATTAGTTTTTTGTTTGTACAGATACGCTTCGTCAGAAGATATCTCTTCTTCGTCAAAAAATTTAACGTAATTAAAAGATGATCTTTGAGATTTATTAAAAGATAAAATCTTTACGTCTTTAGAATCAATTAAAAAACTCGTAGATATTCTCATTTGAATAGGCCTCCAGAAAGAGTTTTAGGACAGAAATTTAAAAATTTGCCACCTGGCCCTCTTTTAAATCTTTTACATTTTAGCAAGTTCATACAGGCAAGATGGGCATATGGGTCCTCTAATAAAGAGCATTTAAAGGAGTCATCTCTTTCAAAGCCTCCCTTAATGGACTCAATAAGCCCATATTCTGTGTTATAGTAAGAGGCGTATAGAGACTCGTTAGCTTCCTCTTCTTCTTCTCTTTTTAAGAAAATTACAGGGTCTGTTTTTATTTCATTTTGAATAGGTATTCCCTTATCACTAATCTTTAGATCGTTTCCTAAAAGCTTGAAATAAGCAGGTTTATTGTTGGCGCTATAGGGGAGGAATAAAGCCTCGGGTTTCAGTTCAGCAAAAGAGCCGTAAGGCCTATCTATAATAATAGAGTTATTATTTATAGGAGAGAAAGAAGTTGTGTCTCTTTGGGAAAATATAGACTTATTAATTGCAGTACCACAAGAGTTCACGTTACTTTCTACTCTAGATTCACATTTACTTCCGCCAAATTTTTTGCACGATTCTAAAGGACTAAATTTTTCAATTAACTTTTCTGAAATTAGCCCGTCAGCCACAGAGTTTTTTATTTTTTCTTGGACTTTAGTTTCTTGAGGATACGTCGATGGAATTTTTATCTCTGCAACTCTTTCTATAGGCCCGGCATTTTCTACACCTAAGGTACTAGTTACTTCGTTACCTGGCGTATTTGATCTTTTTTCAGAGATATTATTAATATTTCTGTACGGAGAAAGAGAAGAAGTATCTCTAAAATCTTCAGAATTAGCCTCTATGAGAGACTTATGATCTTTTGCAAATGTAACAAACTTGCTGATAACATCAGCCGCAGTAATATCAGAACTCTCCTTATTAGCTATAAAAGAAAAATTTTCTTTAATCTGAGGAGAGAATAAATTAGCCTGCTCTGGCGTAATAGATTGTTCTCTAGGTATAGACTCTGGAACAGGAGAATTACCTATACCCGGAGAATTGAAGATTTCTGCTAGGCCATCAACTTTGGGACTTCCTATATTAGTAAGGTCTCCGTCTACAGGAATAAGGCCTTTGATTATTTTAAAGAACTCTTCTGGCTTTTTATTTTGAGCATTAACTATATTTTCAAAGGGGTATAACCCAATACCATTTTGGCCAAACTTATAATCTAAAGAATTAACAAAGCTCGTAGTTGTTATATCTAGAAGAGTTGATAGATTTTGAACTAAAAAGACAAGAGAACCCAGCTCAATAGGATTTTCTGGAGATATAAAGAAGTTAGGAACTTGATAAGAATTAGAGTAGTAGCTAAGTTTTTGTAAAACCCCACTTAAATATCCATAATTAATTACTTTTGTTAGTCTTCCCCCACTATACCCATCTATTAGCTGTTCATACTCGTTATGACCTCTAGCGTCTTTAGTATTTAAAATAGAAATTAGCTCTTTAGGTGTTAGACCATTGCTTTTATCAAACAAATTCTGAATAAGATTAGTTGATGCTCCTCCTAAGTTTTTATCTATAAGCTTAGACCACTGCTTCAAGGCTAAAGGAGCATTTTCATTAGCGGTCATATAATCTATTGATTTTGAGTCGTAACCAAAGACGGATTGCCCATAAATTAAAGATTCAGTGATGGGTTTTAAAAGGTTAATTTTATCCTTGTCTAGAAGCATATTTGTTTCTTTATTTTGCAGTAGATAAGAAATAGACTCAAATAGGTCCAAATAGTTTCCAGATAAATATTTTTTGAAGACTTGCAGTTGGTCTGGATCAATTGCAAAAGTGAGATTAATAAGCAAACCAATTAGCTTCCCATACTTGCTCTCGTTAAAGGTAACTGCTGAGCTTTTATTTTTAACAGCAAAATTTAATATATTTACTAAGCTATTTTCGTCTTGTAAGTAGAGATAGTTAATATAGCTATCTATTGCGCTTTCCCCACCATACTCGTAGATTAGCTGAGATAGTTCATAAGCTCTGAAGAAAGAGATTTGGTCTTTAGAGTCCGTTATTGGAGCAAACTTTAATAGCAAATCTTCAAAAGATTCAGCAGATAAAAATAAGTCAATTTCTCCTTCTTGGAAGCTCAAAGATCTCAGCTGATTAGCTAATTCGTTCTTTTCAAGAATAGAAAATTTGAAAGAAATATCAGGTACAAAACTTCCTGGGAGGTACCCAATACCTTCTATGCCAGAGTTCAGCTGCTCTAGATTAAATTGAATTTTCCTAGCCCAAGAGGCGATCTCTGTAAGTGACTCTGAGGTTAATGGCGGGCGATATAAAACGTCTGACAGCTTTCTATAAGAGCTTAACAAGTAAGAAAGCATGCCATTGAATCCTGGCAGGACTTTAGAGCCTTGATAGTCTTCTGCAAGAACTCTTGTGGGAATAAATACGTTTCCAAGTTCTGCAATTTCAATAGATATAGGACCATAGCCTTCATATCCTGGTAACAGACCTTCTTTTGTTAAGGAGGAATTAAGGCTGTCAATAGCGTCTGCAACAAAATTTGTAAGCGATAAAAGTCTCTCTATTCCAAATAAGACAATGTCAACGTCAGCTTCATCAGAGTACGGATTGGGATTTTTGTACGTATATTTATCTTCTATGCCGTCCTTATACTTGGCGTAAATGGGATTATAACTGATAATCTTAATGCTTTCTTCACCAGGCTTATCTTCTATTAAGATACTTTCAGGAAGTTTTAATTTTTGCTTAAAAGATCTTAAAGACTTGAAATTATCTAAGAAGCTCAACCCAGCAATTTTGTTTGTTTTTTCTTCAGAAAGAAAAAGAGAGTTAAACCTTCCAAAAAGACTTACGCCTTCTTCTCCATCAAATCCCGTGTTGGCAATTCTACCGTATAAGCTTGCATAAAATTTTTCACAAAAACTAGCAATAAAATCCACATCTCCAATGGGAGATCCTTCGTACCCTCCAAAGTAGTTTACCGTTGCTTTTAGTGAAAGAATATTTGTTAGCACCGCTTTTCCTTTACCAGCAAATGTAAGGCCAAGATCTTTTTCGTCGTAGGTGAGTGAGCTCTTTACCTCTTTTATTTCAGAATCTGATATTATACCGTTAATATCTCTTGAGTTAGTAAGAACTTGGTTTACATACACCTCGGCATTGTTTTTTAATTTATCTAAAAATCTTTGTTTTTTGGATAAAAATTTTGAATTAAATTCTGCCCATTCTTCTTTATTAAAATCCCAAAACGTCGGCTGGCTTATACCTTGATTCAAAGAGTATACTCTTTTATTATATATAGTAAGTCTTTTTGTGCTAAAAGAAGCACCCTCTTTGTATTGTTCTTTTTGATATTCCCAGTAAAGGTACTCAGGAATTAAGGTATGCAAGACTCTTTCTGAAATCTCGTCTTTAAAGTACTCCTCTCTTTCTATAGTAAACGACGGGGCATATTCTTCTACTAATTGAATAAGCTGATCTGACTTTAGTCCCTTTTGAAATAATTTTTCTTGGGTAATCTGTTTTATAATTTCAGATATGTACCTTTCTATATAATTTTCTAGCTGAGCGTTTCTGCCACCACTTTGCGCTATAAATTGAAATAAAACTTCTTGACAGTACACCAGTATAGTTACAAATAGAGTAACATCAAATCCTAGCTCCACTAGCGTGAAAGCTAACTGATTATATAAAGGAATTATAGACGTAGGTTTTTCTTCTAATATCCTATTTAGTACGTCCCCTAGTAAATCGACGTATAATTTTTTATAAGCCTTTCTCTTAGCACTTATTTCTATTTCTCCTTGCGTTTGCTCATACGCATTAAGAGCTTGATCCACCACAAAAGAAAGATTTGAAGCGATGGCGTTCGCTTGTTGTTGAGTTAATGCAGTTAGCATATCCGCACGCTTTTTTTAAACTTTAAACTTTAAGTTTAAAGCTTTGTAGCAAATTTGAAACTATGCCTTCTAAAATCTCTGTTACTATTATAAAAACAAAATCTGTTGACGCAGTTTCTGACCTAAATAAAATGGCTGTACACTTAGAGCAGGTTTTAACTGAAAAAGAAGGAGTTGAGGTAAAGACTAGACAGTCAGTTACAGAGACCGTAATAAAATCTTCAGACTATATTGTTTTTATAGGTTGGGACACTCTAGGAATTTCTAATATTTTCTCTGCACTTCATACGCTTGAAAAAACAGAAGTAGAGGACGATAAAAAAATATTCTTATTTGACGAGCCAGGAAGTAATTGCTGGGATGATTTAAATAGGTTACTCACGTTCGGCATGGATTTAGATAGAATAGACAGTAAACTTTTTACAAAAATTGAGCATTGTTGGAACTATCGTGATATAATGAGCTATATAGACCTAAAGTTAAGAAAGTCAGAAGCTAATGCAAACTCAGGAGATTCTAGCGCTGTGTAATATTGAGGAGTCTGCATTAGATAAAATTTTAGCGCATGATAAATGGAAGCTAGAACAACAACTTATTCACGATAAGTGGGTTGTTGAGTTTAATGCACATATCAAAAGTACCTCAAGACCTAAAATAATAACCACTCAAAATCTCTCTGAAGACGACGTGCTTATTAACGAACTAACTGGGTACGGAGAACTCGACGAAACGCATATCGGAAAGCTTTCAAAAACCCCGGTGTGGCAAGCATCAGAAAACAAAGCAATAGATATTTTTTACGAATGGAAAAAAGCTATTAAGGATATAGACGATTTGCCTAAAAAAGATCTTAGTGACTCTAGGACCAAAAAGCTTTTAACAACCTTTCTCTGGTCTAACTCTCTCGCACAACGGAGTGTTCTTTGGCCAGATGGAAAAGACATGCATTATGTAGAGGCCGCAAAAAGAGAGATTAAACAAAAACTCCAGTCTTACGCAGATATAACTATTGTTAGATGCTATGAATCTTTTAAAAAGTTTTGGAAAGAAGTTAATGACGGAGCCGAAGTCGAGTTTAATTCAACCTTCATGGCGCAAGTTTTAGACAACGCTTACGAAGAGACTCTTAAAAAAGAAAGGATAACCAAAAAATCTGATCTTTTAAAGTCTCCTTTATTTATAAAAATATCAGAAGATCATCCTAATATAGACCTAGAAGATCTTAAAGATCAAATGATCGCTAAGAGAGGAGATTTTATAAGCGCTATTTTAGCAATAGAGCTAAAAACATTTTCCTTGACCGTCCCAGAAAAGTATAAAGAGCTATACACCCAAGATTCTTGGGGGGAAAACTACTTCAAGTACGTACGAAAATACGACGAAGCTTGGAGAAAAACTTATAAGTCATTGTATCAATCTATCCGCAAAGAACAAGAACTATGGAAGAAGGAATTAACATTTTAACAACTGGGCATAACGTTAAAGTCGACGGAGCCGAGGAGCTAATTGAAGAATGGGAAAATGGAAACATTACCCGGGAAGAGCTAAGAGAAAAGCTTATGAACCTAGAAACAATTGTTATTGATCTAACCCAGGTAGTTGAGCCTAGTAAGTTTAAAGATAGCGAAGAATGATGTGTAGAAGTACCCAATGAGCTCTGAAAATCCTCAAAGACATATTAAATCTGGGTTTTTCGACAGGTATTTTTCCCTGGGAGTTTCTCAAGGTAACTTAGCTGGATATAAGTCGGATCCTTATTCCTACTCAGGTGCCCCGCACCTTACAAGCGGAGTAATATTACCTCGTAGAGACGACATCCTCTTAGAAGAGGGCGGTGGTGGACCTAGGGCCATCGAGAAGTACATGAGGCTGTTCAACGACAGCCAAATCCTTGCCGCTTGGGAAAAGCTCATTGGTGAGATTGTACAGAGACCCTGGGAAGTTTATCCTGCTTCTGATTCTTCAGAAGACGAAGAAGTCGCAGAGTTTGTGCGTCAAGTAATCAATCGGATGGGTAGCAATACTCGACAATCGTACGGTAAAGAATCTTTAGTTTCTGCAAACTCTGGATTTGACACGTTCATCCGTGGAATGTGTGAGTCTATAGTGCTCGGAATGTCAGTAGCTGAGATCTGCTGGATGAGGCAAGGAAAGTACATTGTACCTTCAGAAATAAAATCTAGAGACCCACGAAGATTTCTTTTTAGGCTTAATGAAGATGGGACCGTAAGCCCTAGACTTATTACAATGTTTTCTCCAGTAGAAGGCATGGGAGTTCCTCTTAGGTCTATGGTAATGCATAGGCACTGGGCCTATAGCAATTTTATGGATGTCCACGGCTCTGGCCTTGGTCGCCAACTCTATCCGCTTGTAGAGTTTAGAAGAACTCTGCTTAATTTTTGGTTACAGTACGCAGATAAGCATACCACTCCAACTGCCGTGGGTAAGTTCAGCCTTGGCACTCCTGAAGAAGAAGTTAATTCCTTATTTACGGCCTTACAACGTCTTGGGCAGGAAACTGCTGTTGTTATACCGGATGAAATGGAGATTAACTGGCTAGAAAGTAATGGAAGACCCGAACTTTATAATCAGTTAATCTCGTACATTGACCAACAAATTAGTTTCGTGATTAACGGTGAAACTACCGTTGGCCAGGAGACGGGAAGTGTTGGGTCGTTTGCGCGGGATCAGATCGCTGACTCTGTTCGTATGCGTAAAGCAAAGGCTTTTTCTGAAGAGCTTGACGAAACAATTAACTCCACTTTGGTCCGATGGATAGTAGAGCTTAACTATCCCGGTAAAAACCCTCCTAGATTAGTCCGTAACTTTGAAGATCTTAAGCAGCGCGAAGATCCTGTTCGTATGGTTCAGGTTCTTTCGCAGCTAGGGGCCATAGGCTATCAAGTAGAAGATATAGACTGGCTTAGAGACAAGCTTAACATTCCTTCTCTAACTAAGCAAGAAATGCCTGATGGTGGGATGATGGGCGGGATGATGCCACCTGTAGAAGAA